GAACTCCCAGCGAGAGACCGAACGGTTAGCTCCGGCAACGCCGGATGAAGAAACGGTCCGTCCCTCATCGCGAGATGAGGAGGCTAGCGGAAACGACTAGCTCCGCCGAACGGCGGTAACAACAGAACAAAGAGAAGTACATCGGCCCGATCCAGGAAGCCATGACCCAGGGCCGCGTGCTCCTCGAGAAGCTCGACCGCAACAGCGAGGACTACGACGGCAAGCGCATCGTCATCCCGGTCAACTCAGCCCGCAACGCCGGTCTCGGCGGCGTGGCTGAGGACGGCACGCTCCCGACCGCAGGGTCGCAGGCGTACGTCGATGCGACCTACACCCCGGCAGCGGTCTACGGCCGCGGCCAGATCAGCGGTCACGCCATCCGTCGCAGCAAGACCGACGCAGGCTCGTTCGCCCGCACCCTCGACCGCGAACTCCGCGGCCTGGAGCGGGACTTCAAGAACGACTGCAACCGCATCCTCAACGGCAACGGCGACGAGATCCTCACGCGCATCAACGGCGCGGCGACCTCGGCGACCCAGACCGTTGACTCGACCCGGTTCCTCAACGCCGGCGACACCATCCTGATCGACACCGACCAGGTCACGGTGCAGTCCGTTGACAGCGACACGCAGATCACTCTCACGGGCTCGATCACCACGGCGGACAACGACGCCATCAAGCGCCGCATCGGTGCCTCGGCCGTCGTCGAGCCGGACGGCATCCAGAACGCCATCGACAGCGACAACGTCTTCGGTGGCATCACGCGTTCGGCGGCCCTGTACTGGCAGTCGAAGGTGCTGGGCAACTCCGGCACCAACCGCGACCTCTCGCTCGAGCTCATGGACCAGATGACCCGCGAGGTCGAGCAGCGCACCAACCAGATGCCCGACAACTTCTACTGCAAGCCGATCCTGCGGGATGTGTACGGTGCCATCCTCCAGGCCGACAAGCGGTACACGTCGAGCGATCTGCGCGGTGGCAAGAGCAAGCTCTCGCACAACGACGTGACCTTCCTCACCGACTTCCACGCCCAGGACAACGCGATCTTCGCGCCGACCTGGTCGAGCATCGGTCTGGTCGAGGCCGGTCCGGTGGACTGGATGGACAAGGACGGTTCATCGCTGTCCCGCGTCGCCAACAAGGACGCCTACGAGTTCACCCTGGTCTGGGAGTTCCAGACCGTCGGGTACAACCCGCGCGAGTGCGCGAAGCTCGAGGACGTGTCCGAGTCCGTCCCGGTCTAGTAGCGAACTGAGAGGCGGGGCCGAAAGGCTCCGCCTCTTGCTTTCCCCGCATCGCCGATGCCCGCGTAGAGCGGGTTCAAGGCAGAAAGAAAACGAACATGCCCGTCACCTACAAGGCCCTCGACACCGACCTCAAGAGCCGCGTTCGTGCCTCGCTCGTGAGCAAGGGCAAGACGTGGTACGTCCACGCCACGGACGGCTCCGACGCCGACTCCGGTCGCTCGTGGGACACCGCCTTCCTCACCATGAGCAAGGCCTTTAACAACATCCGGTCCGGAGACACGATCGTCTTCGCCGGCAAGATCAAGGAACAGCTCACGACCCCGGTCCAGGTCTTCGACGTGACCGTCGTCGGCGCAGGCAACCGCCCGCGTCATGCAGACGACGCCCCGACGAACCTCGGTGGCAAGGCCACCAACACCTGGACCACCCCGGCATCCCCGGCGGCCACTACGCCGTTGGTCAAGGTGCTCCAGCAGGGCTGGCGCTTCGAGAACATCCTCTTCGCTGGCCCGACCGACTCCGCGTGCGTCCAGCTCTACCGTGACGCCGGCTCCGGCGACGACGAGCGTGACGCCTCGCACGCCGAGTTCGTCAACAACCGTTTCGCCTCCGGGCTGGACGGCATCAACGACACGGGTGGCTGCTACGGCGTTCTCGTCCGCGGCAACCGCTTCGCGGCCCTCACCGGGTTCTGCATCAAGGGCGTTGGCAACATCGGCCAGGGTCAGACTCAGTGGGAGATCCGCGACAATCTGTTCAGTGGGTTCACCAACGGCGTGAAGATCGCGGCGTTCGAGACGCGAGTCCAGGACAACGCCTTCACGGACGGCGGTACCCCGAACACCACCGTCGTGCTCAACATGAGCAACGGCGGCGGCGCGGACAACTTCATCCACGACAACTTCTTCCAGGGCTCGACGGCGAACTTCAACTCGCCAGATGTGGTCGGTAACGCGACCGATAACTGGATGCGCAACTACGCGATCGACTCGACCGCTGCTGGCGTCGGCGGCAACTTCGAGGCCGGCCAGCCCGCCTAACCCGCCTTCTTCTTCGCGCCTCAGCCCCCATTCGGGGCTGGGGCTGGACGAGCGAGCCGCTGTTGTTTCGTTCGCCCAGCCCCCGCTCCGAAACTCCATCGGAGGTAACGACATGGCACGCAACTCTGGTCCGACGCAGGGCACCTTCCTCGTGTCGGCCGCCCGCACCACGACCCAGACCCAGGCCGACCAGTTCAACCACGGCTCTCGCGGCCTTCGCGTCGTGCTCGACATGACCGAGTCCGCCTCAAGCCCGTCCGTCACGGTGACGATCGACGTGAAGGATCTCGCGAGCGGCAAGTACGTGACGCTTCTCTCGGGCGCCGCGGTCACGGGCAACACCACGAACGTCTACACGGTCTACCCCGGCGTCACCGAGACCGGGAACGTCGATGCCAGCGCGGTCCTCGGCAGCGTGTGGCGGATCAAGGTCACGGCGAACAACGCGAACACGGGCACCTACTCGGTCGGCTACGAACTGCTCCCGTAGATGCCCAGCGGCCCGATCGGCAACCTTCAGGCCAATGAGCTTCTCTCGTCCGACGGCTCGACGGTCACATCCGTCACCGCCGCCGACAGCGTCCTCACCGCCCTCGCCGCGAACACGGCCCGTCAGGGCGGGGTTCTCTTCAACGACGCCGACAAGGCGTGCTACGTGAAGTTCGGAGCGGGGGCGTCGAGCACGTCCTTCACCGCGAAGCTCGCACCGAAGGACGCCGACGGCATCGGCGGCTACATCAATCTCGGCGCCCTCCGGGTTTACCGAGGGGCCATCACCGCGGTCTGGGACGCCTCTCCGACTGGCGCTCTACGGATCACGGAACTCAGTTAGGGAGGCCACCACATGGCGGCAGGCAACTGGACCTTCACCGACGGCGCGCGGACGCGGATGCTCAACGGGACCTTCGACTTCGACACCGACACGTTCAAGGTCGCGCTGTTCCTCTCGACCTCGAACATCGGCGCGGCGAGCACGACCTACGCGGGCGTCACGAACGAGCACGCCAACGCGAACGGCTACACCACCGGCGGGATCTCGCTCGGCGCGCTCACGCTCGCCGGCACGACCATCGTCACCGTGGACGACCCAGCCGACATGGTCTGGACCGCCTCCGGCGGCAGCATCACCGCGCGCTTCGCCGTGCTGTACGAAAGCGCCGGAGACGTGGTCGCGTACTGCCTGCTCGATTCGGCGCCCGCCGACGTGACCGCGACCGACGGGAACACGCTGACCATCGCCCTCAACGCCAGCGGCATCTTCACGCTCGCATAGGCGATGGCCTTCCCCGCCGTCCAAGAGGCGGTCGAGAGCGCCAACCCAACGACGGCGGCCACGACCCACACCGTTGCCCTTCCCGCGGCGACGGCGGGGCAACTGCTCATCATCATCTCGGACAAAGGCTCCACCTCCGCGACTGTCAATGCCCACGCTTCTCTGACCGAGCTGCTCGATGAGGCGTCGGCGAACGGCCTGTACATCGCCTACCGCCTCATGGACGGAACCGAGCCCGCGTCCTACGACCTGGTCACATCCGCCAGCACCAGACTCGCAAGCATCGCCTACCGCATCTCCGCCGCTCGTCTGGTGGCGCCGACGATCGGCAGCACGGGCACTGGCACCTCGGCCACGCCAGACCCGCCCGCCTCCGCCGCGCCCGGTAGCACGCAGGACTACCTCTTCATCGCCTTCGCGGGTATGGCTGGCGAAGAGGCCGACGACGACACCTGGGGCAATACGCCCCCGACGAACTACACCCCGAGCCCGCCGCGCCAGAAGTCCTGCGGCACAGTGGGCACGAACCTCGGCGGCCTGATCCTCAGCGCCGAGCGCCAACTGAACACCGGCGCGGCAGAGAATCCCGGCACGTTCGGCGTGGACGTGTCGGCCGCGTGGCGCTCGCAGACCATCAAGATCGAACCGGCCACCCCGCAGTCGGTCACGCCGGGCGTCGCGTCGCTCGCGCTTTCGGCCAAGACGCCGACGGTTACGATCAGCGACAACAAGACGGTGACGCCGGGCGTTGCGTCGCTGACGACGACGCGGTTCGCCCCCGTCGTCACGACGACGGCCAATGTGCGCGTCACCCCCGGAACGGTCGGGCTGACGCTGACGGAGCTCGCGCCGAGCGTGGTCGTCGGCAAGACTGTCACCCCAGG